GAACAAGCGAAAACATGACACCAATTCTCAATGACGTAGGGACGCTGATATTTCTCGTTCACTTCGACCTCACGGTCGGTGATGGCGGATTTCAGCTTGTTGTAGGCTTTCCATGAGTGACCGGAATAAATCTCATTGATCACGATGAGCCGCTTGTTCGCGAGCCATCCGTTGAACTCGGACTGCACGATTTGGTTCTCGGTCGGGAACCCAACGTTTTGCATCCCAACCAACGGCCCGAGGATCGACGAGCCAAGCGTTGTCTTGCCGACACCTTGACGCTCGCTCACCAGCAACAACCCATACTCCATTCTCACGTCGAGCCGCGCGATCAACGTTGCGCACCACCGCAATGCCTCTTTCAGTTCGCTCTCGTTCGGAAACATGTATTGCATGAACTCAAGGAACGGCTCGGCGGATCCTGGTTTGCTTTTCACGTGGGTTGGGGTGTGGAGGTTGATGGCGGAGGTTGTGTTGTCGGTCACGACCTTACCTTTGATGTCCGGACGGTAGCAGAGCTTTGCGGAACGACCGTTGTATGCCTTCACGATGAGCTGAGACGTTGAGTTGGTATTCGAGAACGCCGAGAGCATCTTGTTCATGATGTTTTCGGCACGGATGATTTCCGGCATTTCCGTGCAGACAAAAATGTCAGCTTCTTCGACATATGTCCACATTTCCTTGAAGTTCTTGCGGAGGACGGTCGTTGGTTTGCCTTTTGGGTTTGGGATTTGATCTGTGGCCCATGTTGCGGGATGGAGGCAGCTGCGGAAGGAGGGGCCAGTGTAATATTCCCGACCTTCGACCTGACGGAACATTGACCGAGGGAACTCATCCGCGAGGTCGAACCCTTGGGGCCACTCACTTGTGAACTGAACATGAAACGTTGGGATGCGGAGGTGATAAGCAATCGCGGGAACTGCCGACAGTCCTGGAGCATCATTGTCGGAAACAATATAAGCCCGTTTCACGCCGATCTTTTGCAGAATGGACCAATCCGTGCGCGATGGGCTCAAAGCCCCTCCAATCCACCCGAGATGCGCTGCTGCGGTCAATTCATCACCCCAAGGGTGCGCCGCGAGCTTTTTCTTGTCCGCTGGCGAATTCCCATGGACCATTCGGCTCATCGCCCGAGCAGCTTTCGCGCCTTCATGAATGAACACAGTCGTGAAATCCCCAATCATGTCCGTTCCCCAAATCGGCAACGGCCCTTCGGGTTCCATCTTGCGCCATTGGCCGTCGTCCCAATATGTCCACGGGACGTAGCGTTTTTCTCCGCCGCCGAGATCGACCCGAGTTTGAAGCATGATGATTTCGTTGTTTTTGTTCCGAAACTCAAAACGATTTTCCGCAGGGATCTCTTTCAACTCGCTCGGCATATCCACCAGCGTTTTCAGCATCCGCATCTGGGGCCACTGGACGCTTTGGCAATCGACTTCAATGGCGAGCTTTTCTTTTTCGGTCGGGGCGTAATTCGCGGGAGCTTTCACGGCTCCTGTTGACTCAATCGAGATGACCGCAATGTCTTCCCAATATGCGCCTTTGTTTTCCCGCACGACTGCTGCTCGCAAAGAGCGAGGCTCTGCTCCGATCCGTTTCAGGTAGGCGGCAACGGCTGGAATTTCGTAGAGTGACTTAATCTTCATTACTGATTTCCTCTGTGGTTGTTTCTTCGTCCATGAATCCAATAAAACGTATTTGCGATACGCGGATCATCCGGAAGTCCGGAGGCACGCGACCTTTTATTGCATAAAGTGCTTTTCCTGGACGACCACGGTCAACAATCTCCTGACCGAGTCGTTCAAATTCAAATCGATCGATTTTTCCAAAAATGCGGTCGGTGTCGTCCCCAAGCGTCAAATTCAACGATTGGGTTTGGCCTTTGACTTCGTAGCCTCGCTTGGCAACGTTCACAGCTTCATTCTCGTCGCGAGGTTTGATTTGTTGCGGTGTGACAAAAACCAGCACTTCGTAATCGAATCCCTTCGTCACCACGTCGATGACTTTTGTTGAAGGGGTGTGAATATTTTTCTCGGAAGGATCTGGCATGATCCGCTTGAACGCATCCTGAATTGGCCAGAGGCTTTCGATTTCCGTCTTGGGGTTGAGCAACAGCTTTTCGGCCCTCGCAGGAAGCGGCTCCCCTCTTGCCCTTGATGACATGATCTGCTGAACGAGCTTCGGGCCGATGCCTTTCACGTTTTGCACAGGGCCGATGAGGGCTTGCTTCCCGTCCACGAACCCGACCGTCCACTTGTCAATCGAGAGGTCTTTGTCGACGGGGACGTACGCAATTCCTTCCGCATGCATCTCGCGCAGGATCTTGATTTGCTTTTCCGGATCCGGCTCATGGGTCAAGGTCGCCGCCGCAAACTGCAGCGGAAAGTGCGCCTTCATGTATGCGCACCAATATGAGATGATGCCGTAGGCCACCGCATGCGAGCGATTGAAACACATCGCTCCATAAGCGCACAGGTCATCCCAAATCCGGTCGAGCATTGGGCCGCTCATTCCGCGCTTCGCGGCACCCGCTTTGAACTTGTTGCCGTATTGATCAAAGAACTCCTTGCCGAGGGATTTGCTCATTGCTTTGCGGAGAGTGGAGACATCTTCCCATGACATGTCTCCAATCTCACGACAGATTTGCATCACCTGCTCTTGATAAGCCACCATCCCGAGCGTCGACTTCAAATAAGGCTCAAACGTTGGATGGGGATATTCCACCGCTTTGCCGTTCTTGCGCTTCGTCCATTCATTCGTCCCGCCCGAAGCCATTGGTCCAGGACGCGCCAACGAGGTGACGGAGATGATGTCCTCAATGTCCTCGATTTTGATTTGATTGCAAATCGATTGCAGAGCTGGGCCATTGAACTGGAAAATGCCGGAGAACTGCTTCGTGTTGATGATTTCGAACGAGGCCTTGTCATCCAACGGAACTGTCTCAAGGAAGTGGATATCTTTTCCAGCCATCAGCAATGAGTCCTCGAACACCGAAAGCTGGGTCAACCCAAGCGCATCGATCTTCAGCAGGTTCAAGTCCTCCGCATCTTTTTTGTCGCATTGGGTTGCGCCTGTCCGCGCATCCACCGCAACATATTCCGTGACAGGCTCGGCAGTGACCACGATCCCTGCGGCATGCTGAGAATAATGCCGAGGATGGCCCTCCATCTGCGCCGCGACAAGGATCTCAGGGTATTTCTCCATGAGCTCTTTTCCTGCCGCGCTCGAGGTGAAGGTGTCCTCGAGAGTGTTCAGGGCACGACTGTCACCGGAGGAACGGATGATGAGGGAGTCCAACACCTTCGTGCATAACCACTTCGGCACACCCAAAGCAGTTCCGGCTTCTTCGATTGCTGACCTCGGGCGATAAAGCGCAACCGTCCCGAGACGAGCCACGTGATCTTTGCCGTATTTTTCTTCCATGTATTCGAAAACGAGGTGACGGTTTTGATCCGAGAAATCCAAATCAATGTCCGGCAAATCGTTACGAGTGATGTCGATGAAACGCTCGAACAATAGGTCGTATTTTATTGGGTCGATCGTGGTGATCTCGAGAAGGAAGCAAACCAGCGAACCGCATGAGCTTCCCCGTGCAGGGCCGCAGATCATCCGCTCACGCGCCCAGTGCATCATGTCGGCAATGATGTAGAAATAATCCTCGAATTCTTTTTCCGCGATGAGGCTCAATTCCCTGTCGAGCCTTGGGCCATAAACCTCATCCAATTCAATGCCGAGCTTCTTGGCCCCGTCCAAACACATCTGGCGTAGCGAGAGGGGCTTCGAGGGAGTGAGGAGAGTTCCGGCCTTCAACACCGCTTTGCAGGCTTCCTGCGACTTCTGGAGGTTCGCGACGGCGGACGCAATCATTTCCTCGGAGGCGAACCGCTTCACCGACTTTTCCCATTCCTCCTGAGAGAGGATCCATTGGGGATAGGTTTGGGTGGAGGAGTTTCGGCCCATGACGACTTGATAGAAACTTTCATCCTCCTCAAACGTGAACTTGTTGTCGGAGCATTGGATGAACGCATGGCCGAGCTCTTTGGCTTCCGTCACAAACCCTTTCGAGAGGCTTGGGCTCAGGCCGATGAACAGGTCGGGTTGGGGCTGAAATTTATCGAGCAGGGCTCTCGAGCCAGCAATCTTTATCACGCCCTCGACTTCCATGGCTTGTTCATACGTCAACAATGGCTCGTAGCGGAACTGATTTGTCGCGAGGTACAAAAGCTCGTTGATCGAGCGGAGATCATCCTTCGCGAAGAACGTCCAGTGATCGAAAATTGGCTTCTTGGCATTGAGGGAGGGAGTGACTGCAATTTCCACCCCGTAAATTGGTCTCAGGCCAGCCTTTTTGGCGAGCTTCGACCAACGGTTGAACCCGAACGTCGAGGCACGGTCGGAAATCGGCGCACAAGTCATGCCGACTTCCTGAACCCGCTTCATAACATTCTCGATCATTCCCGCAGCGGTGCGGAAAGAGTATCCCGTTCGAATTCTCATACAACACCCATTTTTCTCAACTCGTTGAAACAACGCGCGAGTGCCCTCACGTCATTTTCCGCACGGTGTGCGTCCTTAAATTCCACCTCAAACAACATTTCATGCAACGCATTCAAATTGAGACGATAACCTTTGATGTATTCAGTTGCCTCAATGGTGCAGATCAAACTCGGCCACTTCACCTTTTTCCCGCACCGTTTCATCTCAACATCAATCATTGCCTTGTCGAATGAAAGGTTGTGAGCGACGATTTCGTCGTGCACCTCAATCAGCTCGAGAATATGTTGAGCGATGCTGGAAAACGGCTTTTCATTTTTCAACATCTCCGAAGTGATGCCTGTGATTTCAGTGGTCTTTTCCTCGAGCTTTATTTTTGGATTGCAGAGGTAATGAAATGCTTCAAGTTCGTTCCCCGCACTGTCCAAAGACAGCGCGAAGAATTCGATGATGTGGGGTTGACGATCGAGTGGCTGGAGCATGTTTTTGATCAAGCCTGTAGTCTCGGTATCGAAAACGAGGGTTCTCATTTTGAATTACGCTTTTTGAAGAACCCAAGGTCGGAGGGTTCGGTCTGAGGCAGGGACATTTCGCCCACGACTTCAGCAACTGCTTCCTCGACGGTCTCAATCGCCGCATCAATGTTGCGTTGAACCCTTGTGTTTTTGTTCGAGGCATCCAGCTCCTTGAGCATCATCGCATAAACTGCCATGTCATCCAACGAGTCATCATGTCCGCCTTCGGCAAACAACTGGCAATAGCGCGACATCTTCGAGAAAATCTGCGTGAGCAGAGCGAACCGATTGAAATCATCAGGATTGTCAATTTTCACACTCGAGATGAGGCTGTGCAGGGCAGGGCCGAACCGCTTGTAGTTATCGCCATAGAGAGCATTTCGCTCTTTGTAGAGATTGGAAGCTTCGATCAGCATT